TATAGGTTCTCGTCAATTTTAAATTGGACGGGCATTATTAATCCTAATCTTTTGGCAAACGCTCCCCTGAGAGCCTTGCTTCAAACCAATCGTAAATGCGTAGCGTCATCCAAAATATAGTCAACAGAGATGCCAATGGCGGCAGAAACTGCACCAAAGTACCAAAAGCAGCCGCAACCGCCAAACCATCAGCGATGTGCTTCACGTTATCCCCCAAGTGATTCAGTATTGAACTAACGCTCACGGCGCTACAGGCCACTCAATGCTGAATGGATCATCTTGGGTTGTAATATCACGCAGGGCTTGGCGGTAGGTTGCCCAAAGTTGTTTGTCCGTATTGGTCAAGGGCGTGTCATCAATTTGCGTCCAATCGCTGTTGACTAGTTTTGCGTTGCGCTGCTGGCGAATAGCGGACCACTGTCGCTCAGTCAGCGCGTCAATCGCCTCTTGCTCCATATCCACGACAGAGTACTTGGCGAACCACTGGCCTTCAACCTCTTCAACGCCGTCGCGGCAAACCACTTGGAATTGAGTGGCAATTGGGTACACGCCTTCCAACACTGGATCAACGCCAAGTGCGTCAAAATCTTCTACGGTTAGTACAGCCGGAAGGCTGCTATTTGGAAAGGCGGTGGCGAGGTTAGTGATGATTTCGCCAGTTTCACGAATGCGGTATTCAGCCATTGTTTTTGTCCTTACGCAATTGCCAAGAGGATGTAAGAGGCAGCGTTCACGTTGATGTTAAGTGCTACCACGGATGGCAATATAGTTGTACTGCGCTCCTTGAGGGTAGTTTGAGGCGTAGTATGAAATAGGCGATATCGTAAATCCTGTTGCGTCCAGATTGATTATTTCAACAAGACTTTCGGTGTCAGTAGTATTTGCTAGAAGCATCTGATCAGTTGTCGACGTTATGCCGCGTGTACTGTCAAACATAAGCCAGTTTTCAGACGCCTGATTTTCCGAAAGTGTCGCTTTTTTTATTATGACAAATTGGGGTTGCCAACCAAGATTTACGGGCACGGGTGATCCCACCTGTGCTGTATATGACCCGCATTGAACCAACCCAGTGGCCGCGGTATCATGGGCGAATAAATAGGCGATGTAATTGCTACCAGAAGCGTTGTAATCGCCAGCGTAGTCAATGCCAAACGATGTCGATGTAACTCTTGGAAAAATACCAGAATTGAATGCAGCAGGCAGATTTGAATTTAATACTAAATTATAATTTGCTCCACTTGAGCGATGATAGACCGTCCAATTCTGAAAAGCGTTTATTTTCTTAATGATAATTACGCCAGGGACAATTCCAAGGGTATGTGGTATGTCCCTAGCGACGCCAGTCCCGCTCCATGTAACAATATCAAAGAACTTAGGTGCTTCGCGGAATGTCCATGAGGCGTAAGCCACACCATTAGTATTCCACTGAATGTGACCACCAGTGTTAAATCCATTTGAGTTAAATGTAACGCCAGGATTCCAAAAATCTAATTGTGAGCCAGCCTCATTTGTTGAGAGACTGCATGGTGAACCACGCGCTGTATCGAACAGCCAGTGGGCTGGGTTATTACCTCCCGATACTCGCTGTTTCAGCCACACCAAACCACCTTTACTATTAAGTTTGATCCCGTTTGTAACGTTCTGTGAGCCACCGTTGCCCGTGTACAGCGAAGTCGAGAACACATCCCCGATAGTCACCGTTTCGCCGCCCTGTTTAAGAAGCATCCGGTCCAACATTACTTGCTATCCGTCATTAGGGCTACACCACGCCATGTCGTGCCGCCATCATCAGTGATAAAACCAAGAACATCCACACCGCTTGCGGTAAGTGTCGGCGCTGTGCCCCCAGGCCATTTAATGCCGGACATCCACGTTTGCGTCCCTGTACCGCCGTTGGTTAGTTCAAGGATAAAGCTGTAGGCGCGGGTGGCTGGGATGTTGGTGGTAGTCCAAGTAAGAGCGCCAGAGGCAGTCTTAATAAAATAGTTGCCCAAAGAGCAATCAACAGCACTTGCTGCTACAGTTGTAATATTGCTTCGCACAGAGCCAAGCAGATCGGCAGTTGCCGTTGTAACTGTGCCTGTGAATGTTGGCGAAGCAAGTGGAGCAGCGCCCGTTACATCAGCTACTGGTATTGCAGCCGATGCCGTCATGGCGCTTGTGCCAGTACCCTTAACGTATCCGGTCAGCGTGGCTGCGCCCGTGCCGCCGTTAGCGACAGGCAGTGTGCCTGTTACCTGTGACGTTAGGTCAACGCCTGACAGTGTGCCGCCAAGCGTAAGTGATCCTGAAGCAGTTACCGTGCCAGTAAGCGTAATGCCATTGATGGTTCCAGTGCCACCGACAGATGTCACTGTGCCGACTGTGCTATCGGCAGACGTTATAGTGAAGCTAGGATATGTACCAGTTATGGTCGTTGTGCCAGCGCCAGTAAGTGACACGACTTGATCTGGGGCAGTATTAGTAACTGTAATAGCGCCAGATGATGTAACTGGTCCGCCAGAAACACTAACGCCAGTTCCAGCCGTCAAGTTGACGCTAGTTACTGTGCCTGTGTTTGATGTATAGCTATTAGGGTTTGCAGCAGGATAAGCGCCAAGGGCAGTCAATGCACCGCCAGCAGTTGTCGCATTTGTACCGCCATTGGCGATAGGCAGTGTGCCAGTAACACCAGTGCTTACATTTACTCCAGAAACTCCACCCGTCGCCGTAAGCGTCCCTGCCACAGTAACGTTCGCGCCATTCGCCGTCAGCGCGGTTACGCCGTCAGACTGCAATACCAGAACGCCAGAACTATCTGCTGTTACTACTGCGCCAGTGGCGGTGCTTGCGTTAAAGGTTGTTGGCATGGTTTATTCCCCAGATGTGCCGACGCCAAAAGCGCCATTGTCGTTGGTTGTTTTGATTGCGTTCATCCTAAATTACCACCCACCTAGCACCCGAAGAAACAGTTACCGCAATACCTGAAGCAATCGTAATAGGCCCAACAGACATAGCATTCTTAGTCGCCGGAACATTATAGCTTTGATTGATCGTGTTGTCACTAAGGAAAAAGCCGTTGGTGGCATTAATGGCTTTGGAAGAAAAGTTGCCTGTCAATGGGTTGAAAGTATAATTTGGACTGCTTGTATAGATCGTGGTTGCAGCGCCAGAGGTTGCGTCGGCAAAGATTGGGTAGCGCGTGGCGTTTGTTGTGGTATCGTTGCTCAGTGTAGCCCCAGATGCGGCAGGGGCGGCAGATTCCCAAGTAGTGCCATTCGACTTCAAAATGTTGCCAGAAGTACCAGGTGAAACAGTCTGTACTGCGCTGGTTCCGTTGCCGAGCAAAACGCTGTTTGTAGTCAGGGTCGCAGCACCTGTACCACCGTTTGCTACGGGCAAAGTTCCTGTGACTTGTGATGCAAGGTTAACACCAGAAAGAGTGCCGCCAAGGGTCAACGATCCGCTCGTTGTCACCGTTCCTGTCAGCGTAAGACCATTTACAGTCCCTGTGCCGCCAACAGACGTTACTGTGCCAACAGTGCTGTCGTTCGATGTAATCGTGAAATTGGGATATGTTCCGGTTATGGTGGTCGTACCAGCGCCCGTCAAAGCAACAGTCTGATCTGGTGCAGAGTTGGTAATTACGCCACTGGTGTTATTGTAGCTTATGCCTGTTCCCGCAGAAACAGAACCACGGGCGGCAGCTTCCGTAAAATACAGGTTAGTACCTTGGGCAACATCAGTTGTTGTCAGAACAACTGCGCCAGTAAATCCGTTGACCGAAGACACAGAGTCGGTGTTGTCAACCTTCTGCCATGTCGAACCGTCGTACACGGCCCAATCGCCAATCTTCCAATCAGTTATTCCGTTTAGATTTGTTGATCCAGCAGTGCTGACAACATAGTAATAGCCTTTTGAGCCAGTGCTAGATGCCAAAGCTGGCGTATTGGTGGATGCGTTCCACGTTCCTTGATAGTTTACGCCACCAAGAACTGCCCCAGGCAACTGAGATGTTGGCACTGTGCCACTGCCGTCAAGAGTAGCAACGCCGTTAGCAACACCAGAGTTTAGAACCGCAGCAGTTCCTAAACCAAGGGCTGTACGCGCACCGGAATCAGTCGTGGCCCCTGTACCGCCATTAGTAATTGGAAGAGTGCCAGTGACGTTTGATGTCAAGCTGACAGTGGAAAGGTATCCGCTTGGATTCGTAGCATTGTACGGTGTGTAGCCCAGTGCCGTAACAATCGACTTCTTTTCCCAGAGGCTTGTAGATGTGTTGTAGAACAAACCATCATTGTTTGCTGGGGACTGAGCCGACACATTGTGCAACTCGTCCATCTCATAGCCGTTTTGGACTTTGACGAATAGCTTGCCCTGCGTAGGGTGAGCGTGTTCCACGACAGCCATGTAGACCAAATGCTGTGGTGCGTATGGCTTGGTTGCGGTTAATGTCCCAGCCGTTGTTGGGCTAAGGTATAATTGCTCCCCATCCGTGTAAGCAGATGTATTGATGTTGGAGATTGTTCCAATAAGCGTTACATTGCCGTTAGCATTGTTGGAAATGTTGGCTGTGACCAATCCCAATGTTTGTGCTGACGTTGGGTCACTGGTTGCGATTGCCTTGCTGACAGTTGAAAGCTGACCAGTAGCGCCGCTAATATAGACGGCAGTACCCTTAGTAAGAGTTGCGCCAGTGGTATTGCGGACAGGAAGTAGGACAGAGTTGGTTGCAGCAGTCACTGGAACAGACAGATCAATAGCTGTCGTGCCTGTAATTGTTACGGAGCCATCTGCTGAGGCAATGGTTTGAACAGCCGTGTCAGCCTTAGCCCCCTGGGCCGCTGTAGCATATGCAGAAGCATCTGTAGTGGCCGCAGTACCCAAGCCAAGGTTGGTTCGCGCAGTAGGTGCGTCTGTAGCGCCTGTACCGCCATTAGCTAAAGCAAGTGTGCCGCCAAGGGTCAGAGTGCCGCTTGTTGTTATCGGTGAGCCAGTGAACGTGAGGCCAGTTGTGCCGCCAGACGCAGCTACTGATGTTACTGTGCCAGAGCCACCACCAGTTGTGGTGATGGTGAAATTTGGATACGTTCCCGTAACAGTGGTCGCTCCACCGCCTGTCAGGCTTACAACTTGATCGGGCGCAGTGTTAGTGACCGTGATCGATCCGCTTGAAGTGATAGGGCCACCAGAAACGCTAACGCCTGTTCCAGCAATTAGACCAACGCTTGTGACTGTTCCAGTGTTGGCGGTATAGCCAGCAGGGTTTGTGGCGTTATATGGTGTATAACCCAGCGCAGTAGTAACTTGACCACTGGTTATACCAGTAAGATAAGTGGCAGTATCTAGCGAATATGTGTCGGCAGCAGTCTTGCGGATCAGGCCAACCGTTCCCGCCAAAGCAGCTATTGCTGTAAGGTCGCCATCAAGTGGTTGGTATGTTGTCGCCGCTGTCGCGCTGGTGAGATACGGTGAAAGCGAAGATGCTGTAATATAGCCAGCAGGGTTTGTTGCATTGTATGGCGTAAACCCAAGAGCCGTTGTGACGTTCCCAGATGTCAGCGACAGGGTTCCACCGAGCGTCAGTGACCCAGATGTAGTAATGCTACCCGTTAGTGCCACTTACAGATGTAACTGTTCCTGCGCCGCCAAGACTTGCAGTAGTTTGGGTTGTTCCGTCTGGGAACCTAAATCCACCAGTTGTGCTTTCAACAATACCAGTGGCAGTAATAGTTCCGGTTTTGCCAACAGTAAATTTGGAAACGCCACCAATCTTTATATCAACCAGCTTTGAACCAGCCGCACTTGCAGTATCGGTGACATTCAACTTGATGCCGTTGAACGAAGTACCAGCATTGTTCCAAGTATCAGTCAGGTCGTAGATAAATGCCATTGGTATTCCCTTCGTGCCGTATCTTTAGCACTTTATGACTTAGCTGCCAACTGAGTATTCATGATTTAGGGAAACGTGCCTTTACGGCTGCAATCTTTTTTAGCATCGCTTCCATCTCCGCCCCGCCCTTCCACAGCGCATCCAACTGATCGCCAATAGGCGGATAGGCATCTGCGCGGCGCTTGGCGTAATCGTCGGTAAATTTAAGGCGCATATTCTACCTCGAACGTCTTGTTTAGATATGGAAAGCAATAAACTGTGACAGCATATGTGCCAGGGAACGGAAACTCTAATTCTGCCGTGCCATCATCGATTATGGCGTATTGCTGATCAAACAGCAATACAGTACCAACTGGAATGTTTTCAATAACAGTACCGTTAAGCGTTGCAGGGTTCTCTGGGCGTTCAGCCAAAGCGCCATCCAAAACGTAAGGATTATTGAACGTGGTATCGACCTCAATAGCTTGTTCGCCATCTTCAAGATTTAAAGCAATCGCCTCAACATCTGTGCTGAAGAATGACCGCATTATCCTGCCGTTCTGGCTGTCATATATGAAGAATTTTATCACTTCTTCACCTCCTGAACAGTTAGTGTAACAGGCGCATACGTTGTAAGGTTTAATGCGGCTGACGAATACTGGTTATCAAAATTCACGGTATAAGTGTAAGTCCCTGGGAAAAGCCCTGCGTCCACATGATCAACAATTAAAGGAATTGCGGCTGTAAAAGGGCCATTTCCAGCAGAGCCAACTACACTTGTAAGAAGCCCCTGCCCAGTTCTGTTCAGAAGTGCATACGCAATAAAATTGCTACTATTTGGGGTTGATGTCACCTGAATAAGGACATTTGATTCAGTGCCGCCAACTTTAGTAAATGTAAGCGACAGAATGGTTCCTGAAGTGGTGTATGCTGGAACAACAATTGAAGTGCTTGTTTGTACCGAAGACACAGAATTGACAGCAAAGTTAGCAATCTTCAACGTACTGACCTGAAGGTCACCAATCTTGGCGGTCTGGATCACGCCGTCCTTGATGTTGGCAGATAAAGCAACAATTTCGTTTGAGGCGACCTTTGCCGCAGTAATGGCCCCTGCAAGAATTTTATTAGCAGTAATTGCGTCTGTTGCGATTTCTGTGGCAGTTACGGCGTTTGCTGCGATTGTCCCCGCAGTTACAGCAGATGCAGCTATGTCTCCAGCCTGTACTGAACTAGCAGCCAGCTTGCCAGCAATTACAGCGCCAGCGGCTATTTTAGGCGATGAGATTGAACTATCTGTAATCTGAGTTCCAGTGATCTGACCCGTAACCTTAGCAGCAGCCACTGCCGCAATCTGAGCGTCAGCCAGGGTTCCTGTAATATCAACAGCAGGAACTGCCGTTGTCCACGCCGCACCTGTGTAGCGATACAACTTATCGTCGGTTGTCAGGAATACAACGCGGCCTTCAAACAGGTCAGTACTAGGCAATGTAGCTACAATCTCATAGCCGCCCTTTGCTTTCGACAGCGAAAAGACTTTATCAACCGTTACACCAGCATAGGCTCCTGATCCGGTAGCGCGGATCGTTACGCTTGCAGTATCTTCGTTATTATCAAAGCCAGCCGTTACCGAGTAGGTCTGCCCAGCATAAGAAACGGTCAAAGATTCTGGGTTGCTCAAAGTTGAGAGCGTGAACGATGTGCTTACATCCGTATTGCCGCTGAACACCTTAAAGCTGCCGGACGCTGGCGTGTACGAAACAATACCACCATTGGCATACGCAAATAACTGCACAACTTCTTTGGTAAGATAGCCGCTGATTGAGGCAGCGCCAGAGCCAGCAGCGCCCTCTTGTGATTTTGCAACGCTTAAAGATTTGGTAATGGTCGTACCATTGTACGTTCCAGTAAAGGTTGCAGAGCCAGTTGATGCGCTCATAGCAGTAACAGAGTATACCCCTGTCGTGGCATTTATAGTGGCAGTGATCCCTGATGACGCAGTTAAAGCAAACGTGGATGTAGTTGTTACATCGACAGTTCCCTCAAACATCTTGAAAGTGCCTGTAGCCGTGGCAAAGCTAATGACGTTTCCGCTTGCATCTGCCGCAAGGGTTATGGCCTCATTGGTTAAATAGCCAGAAACAACGGTAGCTTCATTAATGCCCAGGATAAGTGGATTGTTTAGCGGATCATAGATCGTCGGCGCAGTTGGCGTCACGGGCGCTAGATCATCCGCATCCCACGCATAGATAGCCGCGTTTTCTTCGACCAAAGCCATTGGAACTTGACCGTCAAAGCGGATTTCTTGACTGATGACGCGGAATAGTTTGTTCGACCAGCCTAGAGACTCAAGGCTAATGCGCACAACATCACCAACCTGACAGCCCAGTGCTTTGGCGTTAAAGGTTGTCGAGAACATCCCGCGATATTGATTGCGCTGCAAAACTTGCTTGGCAATGCGCTGCGCACGGCGACCATCTTCGACATATGGAAGATCAAGCGACATAACCCGCTCAATCCCATCAGAAGCTGCAAAGCCTACCTCTGGATAGTCCACCATTTGATAAAGGCTGTTGTTTGATGGATCGACATAGCGGCCACGGGCAATGTTGTAGTTTTCTGTCAATCCGCGAGTTTGCTGCCAATCAAACTCACCCAGCATTTCGCCTTCATTAAAGGTAAGCACATAGTCGGCAAGGTCGTTCTTCATTGCCGTTACCGTCAACTTGCCGCCATTGTCACGAAGTGTACCGTTCATTGACGCAAGCAAGTTGTTAATGATTTCCATGCGGTCATCAGCATCAGATGCAGTTCCGCTGGTGCGGTAACGTTTCTGAGTTCCGCCAATTGCCAAAGTTATGTTTTCATCACAGGTGTTGGCCGCTGTAATGAAAGACTCCATGTCTATGCGACTATAGGGAACACCACAACCAACTGATAACTTGCTGTTAATCTCCCAACCAAGCAGCCACCAAAGTAATTGCAACGCAGGATTGTCAGTGTCATCCGCATTGGTGTAAGCGCCCCAAGTCGCTTGGTTGTTTGCACGATGTGAACCAGAGCCACCAGGCACAGTGCTATCCTTGCGCGGATCGTAAAGAAGAGCGCCATCGCCAATAACAGTTACGCGACTTGGCAAGCCACTTGCCAGAGGGCTTTCCGCTTTTTTGACATTGCCCGTTCGCTTGATGCGAAGATGCAGATAAGCGCAGCCAGTAAGGCGACGGCTTGATCCCCACTTTGTTCCACCATTAATGGAAATGTAGTTGGCAGCAGTCCCCTCAGTGACAACTGCTACCGTTAAATATCCAGAATAGGTCGCCGTTACGCCACCAGCGAGTGTCCAGGCTTGTTTTTCCTCAAACCATATCTCAGTAATTGACGCAACTTTATGAGCAGCCACAGCAATAATATAATCAATATATTCTTGGTCTGTACCACTGGATTCGTGATAGCGAAGGTCGAGTGGCATTGCTGTAGTGCCGAACACAGCCTTGCGTGGCGTAGACGGGTCTAGGCTTACGTTTAGGCGTGATATTTGTGTCCTTGGTATCTTAGGACCAAAGAGTGCCATTGATGTTGTAGATAGTGCTAGTGAAACCCCTACGGCAGCAATAGTGCCAGCAGCGGCTGTGCTACCAAGCAATGCGATTGAAATCTGTGGTGCAAAATACGCAACAGCAACAGCAGCCGCAACTATTGCAATAGTTTTTAGAGTCTTACCCACGGCCTACACTCCAACATTTGCCCCAGAAAGATCGGTTAATGCGCTCCAATCCATCGTCTGAAACGAAATAAGCGAAGCCACCTACTACTACTCCAACGCTGTCATTAAAGAAAGCCAAGTCTCCACGCTGCGCATGGCCTATTGCTACCTCTGGAAACTTGCCATCCATAGTGGCCTCAAGGGTTCCTGCGCCAATGTCTTGAATCGCCTTTAAGCTAGTTTTAAGGCTGTCATACTTGCCACGAAACTCAGACATAGGGTCTTCGCCCGTTATAGCCTCAACGGCCCCTGCCGCAAACAAGCAACAATCATTCACGCCATACTCGAACGGCTCATGGCGCTTGGTAATAATGTAGTTGGATAGGGCTTCTTCCCAAGTTGATATTCTCATCGAAAATTCCCATTGCTTCCGTCTTCAAAGCCACCGCCGCCACCACCACCGTAGCCATAGCTACCAGCTTCAGCCATACCGTTTGCTGCTGCTATAGATGTTTCCGCGCTTAGATCGCCAGCGTCAAAGATGTTCTGAATAAGATAAGTTTTGTTTTGTGCGCCAGCGATACTTGTCAAATAGTTTTCGATTGTGAGTGTTACCGTCTGACTTTCCGCACTACCAGAAATACCTACCTCGTTCATGTAACCAGTGTAATAGGCTACAACAGAACCAACTTGGCTTTCATTCTGATCAACGCAATAAAACCAAAGTCTTGCAATGCGCCCCTGCCACTTTGACTTGTCGCCAATAATAGCCAAAAAGTCAGCATTGTTTACTAAAAGTCCGCTCATTGATATTGCCACGGTATCAGAGCCTGTTTCATTATGTTTAACAGGAGATACATTTATTAGATTGTGATCAAAACTTTCGTAAGTTCCATCCAATTCTGAATCACCTGATCCAGAGATTGTCTTATCATAAAGACCGCTTGTGCCTCGCAGTACATCGCCAACAAAGTCAGCGTAGATTAGAACGCGCCAGTTAACGACTGTGGCTTCAAGTGCCGCCTGTGTTGTTGCATCAACCATTAGAAGGACTCCCGTAGGTTCAGTGAAAGGCTATATACATAACCGTTCTCAACTGAAAGCGTTGGCTCCTCTACAAAGTACATTAGGCAATATGGGTTCTTGTATTCAATCGCTGCGTTGTCAGATGACGCTGTGCGAATGGGTGGCTCAAAAGTCAGGGTGGCAACGCCCGATCCGTTTGACGTTACATTCTCAGTCAACTGCAAAAGCTGGTTGTTAATGGTGACATACTGACCCGCGACAAGCACCGTTGTTGATACGGGCCATCCGTCAGTAGCTAATGTGCGACCAGTTTGCCCAGCCCCATTGACTAACGGAGTGGCTGTAGATGCAGACTGCGCAATTGGATCAACTGGTATCTGAAAGTCGTTAGCACGGCCACGGCTCTTGGCTATGAACGAGCGCCATGCGTTAACATTTGTCGTTCCCACAATTGGCGGCAAAGCAATTTGGCATTCCCACCATCCACGCCCAGATGCAATGGTCTGCCTACGGCCCGTCCAATCAGATACGTTGGTCTGCGCTGGCATAAGCAGCCGCCACGACATGCCCTGCGGCTTTGGTGTCGAAGGATATGTGATTGTCGCCATTACTGCATTGCTCCACCGAGGCGTGGCCTACGAAGATTTGAGATTGTGCGTGACTCTGCTGCTGCGATAATTGCCGGAGCAGTCTCAAGGATGCCTTGCATTACCTGAGCGCGAACAGCGGCTGGATCATTTGAGCCACGGGCGTCTACGCTGATGTTAAAGCTGCTTCCACCGCCGTTACCGCCGCGCATGTTGCCGTTAGGAATAATTGTGCCGTTGCCACCTGGAACAAATAGTTCTGGGCCGCGTTCGCCAACCATGTATGGCTTGTTGCTGTCTACTGAACCGCCATAAGCCCTTACTCCGGCAAGGTTTACGCTAGAGCCAAAGCCACCAGTTGGACCACCCGCTGCGCCACCTAAAGCGCCACTTACAATACCCACAATCTGCTGCACAATAAATAACCGAAACAGTTCGTCAATGACTGCGCTAATAATACCCTTCATTGCAGTTTTAAATGACATTGCCCCAGTAAGCATACCCTTAAATGAGTTTGCTACGGAATTTCCTATAGAATCAAAAGACTTCTTCATTTCATCCGCACGAGCTATTATGTCATCCATTTCTTTGCTGACAGGAAGGTCTTTAAAATCAGGCAAAGCGTCTTTGGCCATGCGGTCAGCGTCTTTAAGACTTTCTTTAAGCGCATCATTATAATGCGCCATCTCAATAGATTCGACAGCAGTCTTGAATGGCTCAATAGTTGCGCTTTGTCCGGCTTTAGACAAATCCATAAAAGATTTTTCTAGTTCAGCAATCTGCCGTTGGTAAGCAGGAATTTCCTTCATCCCAACCTTGCCAATCTTTTCCATAAAGGACTCGATTGACTTCAACTCTCTTTCTTGCTCTTTTTCAGCTTCAGTTTTACCAGTGCGCTTCTTGCCGCGAACCTTTTTCATGGAATCCAGCAATTTGTTATAGGATGAAGTTTCAGCGTCTACAGCAGACCTAAACTTATCTTGAGATATCTTTCCATTCGCATAGGCATTGCGCAAATTGTTTATAGCTTGCTCATGCTTTTCAGTTGCCATAGCCGAAGCACCCATTGCAGCCGATAGGGTGTAGGATTCGGCTTGAGATTTTCTTGTAGCTATCTGGAAACCTTCTAGGCGCTTTTCCAACACGCCCAAAGCGGTTTCAGCTTTTTTAGTGTTAGCAAGTTGTCTTGCTGTATTTTGATTGTCTTGCCCAATGTTCGCAAACGCCTCAGACCCAGAAAGAGCGTCTTGATATTTTGTGTTTGCTTCGCCAATGGCGATAATTCCATTCAGCTTTGTCCTGGCTAATGCAGCTTCAATCCGCGCAAGTTGCAATGCAGCCTGAGCCTGATCTGCGTAACGAGCAGTTAAAATAGCACTTGCATTTGCTGCTTGTATAGCAGTCTGGGCAATATCACGATTGTTTTTAGCCAACAATTCATCAATTGCCACCAAATCCTTAACGGATGCAGTCTGCAAATGGTAGCTATCAGTTAGGCTGTCTATAGAGGATTTAGTCTTGTCGCTTTCTTCACCCGTTAAAATAAACTTTTCAACAAGGTATCCCAAGACCATTGAAGCGCCAATAATTAAAACACTCCAAGGGCCAGCAAGAAAATTACCAATAGCCCCAGCCTTGCCGCCCATTTGCTGCATGGCAATACCGACTTGACCAATTTGCTGGTTAAATGCTTGTACTGGACTCGCGCCAGTTGAAACACTGGTTGCAAAATCGTTGATTTGCATACCAAGTTGCTGAGTGCCTTGACGGGTTTGACGCAACGCTTTGGATTGCGCATCAAGAGCATTATTATATCGAACGCCATTACTAATCACGGCATTAGTTGATGAAGCAAGGCCAGCATTAGCGGATTTCAACTGCTCAGTTTCTTTGCGCAGTGAATCAACGGAAGATATTAATTTCTGAAGCTGCTCCTGCCCAGAGACTTGAGCAGCAAATAGAAACTCAACTCTTTGGTCTTGGGCCACGCTTTTGCCTTTCTTCGCTCAGGTTAAAATAAGCGACCCATTCGTTATACTCTTCAATTGAAATAAGTTCAATCTCTGCAATGGTTTTGCCAAGTCGATCCGCCAAGGTGAGTAAATTATACCTAAACGGATCGCCTCTTAGTTTTTTTCCTGCTCCTCGACACTGTCCCCGCTCATAAATGCGGCAGCAACAGTTGAAATCACAGATACCTCTTCGCGCATAAGAACGGCCTTGTCCTCAAGCGTAAACAGTTTTTCACCCTGACCATTTTCAGCCTTAAGAACAATAAGGTCAACCATTGCATCAAAAGATGCCGAACCCAAAAAGTTAGGGTGCTTACGCTGGATACGGTTTAATTCACCAGCAAGCAGAGGGCCATAATAGACCTTCTCTGGCTTGCCCTCATCACCCCACTGTGGAACTTCTATGTGACGCTTATTCGATGTCCGCTCTGCGATACGCTTGGCAATACTCATATTAATCTTCCTTAATTATACAGCCGCGCTAGTCAAAGCCCCTGTTCCTTGAACAGTGATAGTGGATTCCACCATACCATCGAAGCTGCCAGTGATAGTCTTACCAGTTACAATGGCTTGACCCGTGTAATAAATGTCGGTCGAAACTGCGCCCTCTGGGTAAAAGCGGATAGCTACTTCAGCGCCAGGGATCAATGCTCCTTGACCTGTGGTATCAGTTTCGTCCCAAAACACATCAACCGAACCAGACCAACCCTTTAAGGTAGTCTTAAACGTGCGATAGCTATCGCTCATTGAGGTATCTTCAACAGTATCGGCAGTTTCCTCAAGCGAGTACGAACGAATTTCAAGCACGTTGTTGGTCGATCCAACGCGAACTGTGCCTTCTGAACCAGTATGGGTAGCCATGTCTTATCCTTACGCCAGTGTTGCTTCAGTCAAAGCACCAGTGCCTTGAAGCGTGATTGTTGATTCCACCATACCGTCAAAGCTGCCAGTGATCGTCTTGCCTGTCACAATTGCCGTTCCGGTGTAGTACTTTTCAGATACGCCAGCCGACGCACCTTCTGGAAATACGTTAATTGTCGCTTCAGCGCCGACCACAAGGCCACCTTGGCCCAAGGTGTCAGTCTCATCCCAGAATACATCAACGGAGCCTGACCAGCCCTTTAGAGTCGTTTTGAAGCTGCGATAGCTATCACCCATCGAAGTGTCTTCGACGGTATCAGCGGTTTCTTCCAAAGAGTAGGAGCGAATCTCTGCGATGGTGTTCGCACCAACCTTGAGCGTTCCTTCACTGCCAGTATGCGTAGCCATTACTCAGACTCCTCGACTTTCTCTGCTTGAACCTTTGGCTTTGCAGCCTTCTTTACATCCCAGCCCTTAGACTGATAGTGTGCCAGATCAACCTCACAGGCAAGTATTTCATCACCAGCTTTGTTGTAAACTTTGACCATCTTCATCTTGGTGTCTCCACATCAGCTATGGATGTAACATATTCAGCAACGTAAGACAACCGAGCAGAAGCCGTTGGCTTTTCGCCTTCGACGTTAATGTCTACGTCTGTTTCAGTCAAAACGCAACTCTTAACTAATCCGTTGAGTGAGAAATCAGAGCCAATGGCATCCTCAATCAAAACACAGGCATCGTCGATTTCATTTACTATCGTTGCGCTAGAACCCTTGATGTGAATATCCACCGTCAGATTCAACGAACCACGAAGCGTCCTGAAGCCTATACTGACAAGCGAAGATGATTGACTGTTGGTGTAAACTACAGCCGCTGGCAGCTTTGCCTCATCCAAGGCATAGGAGCGCATCTTGTAAACGCTGCCAGAAAAGAAAGGCAAAGCACCAATGATGGTAGCCACCCGATCCCTGATCTGTTGGTTCATATGCGCCATTAGATCGACACCTGAGAATTATTTATGGCGGTTGTATACTGGACGTTGAATATCATCTTGCCGGAACCGATAGCCTTTTCGCCGCCAGTTTCAACGTCAAAGTCTGAACTTGCCAGAACACAGCTTTTTGCCAATCCGCCTAAATCAAAATCATCCTCAACAGCGTGTATAAGTTCCGCTGAAAACTGCTCAATGTTCTCAAATATGCTAACACTTGATCCCTTGTTTATGATGTCCACCCTCAATTCAAGATCGTGTGTCATCGTCCGCTGGCCTATGGTTGCAAGCCGAGATAAATCAGTAGTGGTGTAAACAATCAGAGCGGGTAGTTTATCTTCATCGAGCGCATAACGACGAAATTTGTACAATGTTCCTGTAGAAAGCAAATCCCCAGACCCTCTGGCTGCAAGATTATTGCTAAAACGATCTTGGATTACAATACCAAACCTGTCGTAAATAAAATTTACAAGCAGAGTGGCAACATAATCTCTGATCTGCTGCCGAACGTGCGCCATGTTACACCTTTTCGAGTATAAGCGTCGATACACCAGTTCCGTCTGTCAGTACAACGCGCACGTTGTAAGCCACAGACCTAATGATAATTTCATCGCCATCAGCAGCCGAAGCTACATCAGCAGTGCGGCAGACAAACTGTGGTGATGGAATTGTGATGTCCATCAAGTCTGTTGCGCCACGGCTGGCCTGTGGAGCATCAAAGATACCGTTCACAGAAACAGCACTGCCACCTACTGGTGTGTAAGTGGCAGTATCTGCAAAATCGTCGAGTTCGAAGAAATCGAGAATATCAGCGGCAGACTCAACGCCCATTCTTAGGACTGCGCTTGATTACAGGATCACGATGCTCAACCTTTGGGGCTTCGGCTACGCGGACCGCCTCAAAGATTTCAATCTTCTTGTCAGCGATAAGCACTAGAGCCTCGCCATGCGGAAGGGTAGCAACGTCACCCTCATTAAGTGGACCTTGCGATGTTACTACGCCACGAATGCACTTGTATTGCATGTTATTCTCCAAAGAAGTCGGGGACCGAGATGACTTCCAAATCCCGGTCCCCAACATTTCTTATACCGTGTCGTTGTTGTATGCGAACGAAACTGCGTGACGTACTGCAACGTCAACAGTCTGAAGCGCAACAATGCGGACGGTTCCACTTGTCGATGCAGTGTATGGATCAACCGTCAGGTCAAGTCCACCCCACATGCCGATCAAGCAGTCAGCGAAGTTACCGAAGTAAACGTTACCAGCAGTTGACTGCTGAGTGCGGATTACGTTGTAACCGTTAGCTTGACCGTTTTCGAGAACGAACATGCCTGAACCAGTGTCCTTGCTCTTCGTCTTCAGACCGCCGTAAGTGGCTGCGTCCGTGATGTAGGCCAAGTTGCCGAACAGAGCGTTGTCTTCTGCAACAGCAGTTTCCATCGCAACCATTTCAGCAAAGGTTGGTACAGCAGCAGCAAACGCGGTTGGCTTGTTAACACCGGAGGTGTTCAAGATACCTGTTGGCTGACCGGACGATCCCGAACCTTCCAATGCGCCCTTGTCGATTGCCAAGGCCAGAGCCTGTGTCAAATCGTCACGGACCAACTGCTCAATGGCAGGAGTCGATTGAAGGATCAACTGACGGGTCATGTCGGTGAATGCACCAATGTTCTTTGGAGCTAGCGAGACAGTACCAAAGGTTGGTTCCGACTCAGATGCAGCGCCGCCTTCTGTGCTGATCCAGCCAGAAGAAGAAGCAGCAGTCTTTTTAGGGATTGCTACGTTGCCTTGCAGACCTGGGAGCATACGCGCACCAGCTTGCATTACCGACGATGCGTTACGCAGAACGTCAATGAACTCGTTTGCAAGCAGATTCGTTGCAACGATTTCGTTGTCATCGCTGGTGTTCAGGTCACGCTTCCAGACGCCGAGAATGTCGGTTGGGAGCATAACGCCCTGTGCGCCACGGCCATAACGCTGTGCAGCAGCTTCCGAGACTTCAAACTCGAATGCAGCGGCTTCGCGAAGGCGACGGTCACTTGGGTTAGCAAGGGCAGCAATTGCACGAACAACCGAGAACTGACGGATTTCTTTTTTCGTCAGGCCAATGTTTTCGTTTGCAAGCGGCGTGTCCGAACCAATTACGTCAAGCAGTTCACCACGGAACTGTTCAATGCTCTTGCCCGAACGGAGGGCGGCGTCGCCAAGATCACGCTTGTTGTGACGAGCGGCGAGTTCGATGATTGCAGATGCGTTCTTGGCAGCAGCTTCAGCAGCTTCAGCCCGAACCGCATCCATATTTACTTCGTCAGTCATTTTGACTTCCTTTTTGATAGATGGTTCAACTTTAGGTTGGGGTTCAAGAGCAGCCGCGCTACGACCCACGCCAACTGACGGGTCAGCAGGAATAGAAACGACAGATACCTCAAGGGGCGACCAAGAGCGAACAAGGTACTCGTCCTTATTCGTCGTAGACCGCTCCATTTTGTTGACGCGATAGCCCACCGAAACATTCGACCGGATACCATCGACAACGTCCTGAAAAACTTCCTGAGCAAGTGCCGAGCGCCCGAACCTGACTTTGGCTCGAAGAACACGGTCCTCAGAGAGTTCCACGGATTCAATAACGCCAATCTGCTTCTCTGGATCATGGTCCAGAAGCAGTGGCGCACGGCCCGAAGCAACAAAGCCCATATCAATGGCTTGGCTTTCGTGGACCAGTATTTCACGACCAAACGAACGGTCAACCGCCAGTTCAGAAGATACGGCAATCTCAACAGTGCGCTTCTCTTCCGAGATCGCCTTTGGCTGCATGTGGATAGCGCGGTGAAGCACTTCTACTGGAGCCTTGCGCTCTTCCTCAGTCGCTTCTTCAACGATTTCAGCCTCTACGGCCTCAACCTCTACAGCAACTTCGACTTCTGCAACTTCAGCTTCTACAGGTTCATCAACTTCTGACATAAATTGCTCCAAAAAGCGTTTCAGCGAAACAATAACACCAAATTACGCAACAATCAATCAATCGGTTCTGGCTCATCTACACCTTTAGTAGCCTCATTAGCTCCAAACGGGAAGAATGACAGTTCAAGGCCAAAGGCATCCGCCATTTCTTTGTCACGCTGCCACTGGCTAAATGTTTCTTCAACATCGCGGCCATACTGACCAGCAACATCCTGCATCGACATAACACCATTGTGCATAGCTGTGACTGCTGCGTTGATTTCCTTCTGAGGATCGACCCACTGCCAGCCACGAGCGCGGAAACTTGACGCCGAAGAAAACTTGTCAAAGCGTGATGCCGGAATTGGTATCAAACCAAACTCCATAACGTGAAGCAGCCAAGTGTTATAAGCAGGGATGACAAAATGCTCCATCAAGAACTGCTGCATCATCTTGTATGAATCGCGCTCTTCCAATGCGCCCTGGCGTATGGAACTGTAGGATGTTCCCTCCAGATCGTTGGACAGCGCAGCGTAAGATACACCAAGACCAGAGGCTATCCCGCGAATGATGCCCTTCTGGAAATCAGAAAATGCAGTAGCCGGATGCGACGGGTCGAACGGCTTAAAGTCAACGCCGTTTGGCAACTGGTGGAATGTGCCTGGTTCAGCATCAATGATTGGGACAGTGTTGTCGTAATCGTCGGCTGGGGCATCTTCGCCAGTGTCTGAGGTAAAGAAGCCCATCTTGGACGCAGCCATACGCGATGCGACCAACTCAGCCTCACGGTGAGCGTTCAGCATCTTCAACTGGCTTATGGCTGGTGACATCCAAGGTTCACCCCGTGTCTGACCAGCGCGAAGCGGATCGTAAACGTGGATGATATTCTTAGCGTCAATCCGATCTGAAACATTCATAGATATCGCAGAAAATTCAGAGTCGCCAGGGTGACGCTTTTTCACCCAGTAAGCAACTGGCCGCTGCATTTCATCGACCTCAATGCCCATGCGGATTTCGCGTCCGTTACGCAGCTTTTCGTTCTTCTGCTCATCAATCTGGTCAGATTCGATAGGGTGAAATGCAATGCCGTGGATAAACGAACGGTTGCGGACAATCTGCAAGAATGCTTCGCCGTCACGGGCGGTAGCTTCCATCACATACTTCTGCAAGTCGATCCAGCTTAGGCGACCATCTGCCGTGCAGTTGCCCTTCAATGCAAATTGATAAAAGCTGTCTTCGATGATCTGGTTGCCAATGGCATCCAGTGATCCGTTGGTATTCCGCGCCTTAACTTGCAGGGTCATGCCCTTTTCGCCAACAACGTTGGTCTTTAGCAAGTTCAGGAAACGCTTAACATAAACATCATTCCGCGCCAGTTCGCGTGAGCGGTTACGCATAAGAACAAGATCAGGACGCAGTTCACTGTCTGGGCTACGGCTGGACGCCATAAAGTCGGCAAAGAGCCGACCTGTGTTCGCAGCGTGATAATTGCGCTTTGCAACTTTGTTCTTTTTCTGGGGTAGGCCCAGTGCTTCACGCCACAAACTCATATGAAACGCACCTTCATTGTGGTCTTAGTCGGCTTACCAAGAGAAATGGCGTTATCGCGCCGCTCCTTTAAAACTTCCTTGCGATAATAATCACGCCACTGCAATAGGTCCACTACGGACATCTTGGCAATGGAGCGTCCCTGAATAGAGTAAGATGATACATCCTTGTCTGCACGGCCTTGTAGAAGTGACTGAATCTTATCCAGCATAATCTCAGCATGGCTGCGTGGATCAGCGCCATTGTTGTCAAGGTCTTGAACAAATTCAAACTCGCCGCGCTCAACTACAATTCTGTTGCCGCTAGAGGTTTGTGTGACTTCAAGTTGCCAATGATAAAAGCCTGAAACAAAGGCAGCAGATGTTGCGCTACTGACCGTAAACAAATAATAGCTACTTGTTTCAGTAGCTGCTATTTGTACCTCAGTTGCGCCGCCAGCAGTAATCCGCGCAACATAGTTAGCCGAATAAAGTGCAGGAGGATATGTCTCTGCAAGGGATGACTTCTTCCACTGAATAAAATCGCCAACAACGATCTTTAGTGGTTCGCCTTCTGGTGCTTCGTTTTCGTTAAAAAGATTAGCCATGATCCCTCAGCGCCAGTTGTTTGCAAAGCCACCCCTGCGAATAGCTTTTTTACCACCCGCTAAAGGATGGGGTTTATCAGCTTCTTCCGCATTTGGCAATTTATGCTTTTCCATGTTAGCATAAAACTTACGAGCCACGCTATCCATATTTACATTTAGGATCGTAAGCGCCGCAATTGCATACACTCGAACGTCTAAAGCTTCGTTTCTTGTTCTTGTCTTTACCCATACTCTTGACGGAAAACCCTTGTGATAACGGATCATCTGCTTTTCAGCAGTCAACTGTTTAAAGTATTCATCATCCCTCTTGGATGGAAAGTGGCAATAGCCTGGGCCAGCTTCATCCATCTTTAAACGGGAGTAATGCACTTCCTTCGCAGTATCGACACCAATGGGATACAGCGGAACCCTGCCAATGTTGTTCTTGGATGGCCGTCCAACAATCGGCTTGCCCTCGCCACCAATACCCTTGATCGCGAACACCCTGTGTCCAGCCCTAGTCTTGGCGTAATTATAAACGGCGCGTGTATGGTGTCCGCCAGTATCTATGCACGTTGCGCGAACCAGCATTGGCTCACCGGACGGATGCTCATAGGTTGCCAGCAAGACCTCATCGACCTTATGCCAAAGCTGCGTGGTGGATGGATCGCCGTAGATCACATGGTAATCGACTTGCCAGCTTTCTTCGCCAGCGCCCCAGCCCACAATCTCTACTTCGACGCGGTCATCCTGAACGTCGGCTCCAGCCGTAAGTAGCACCACTTCGTCAGGGATGCCTTCGTAATCTTCCTTGCGCTGGGCTACAGAATAATCGTCAACGCCCTCGCCAGCATCTTCCCATGTCTCACCAAGGAAGGTGTTGACAAAGGTTTTGAGCCGCATGGGGTTCTTTCGCGCCGCCAAAAACTCCTCAATGGCGTCGGATAGAACGGACCAGGGCGAGTACAATCCGTTTAAGTGGAACCCTGCCACCCCATTATACGGCGCAAACGCAACCCACTCGCCATGCCGAATAGCCCTGTGCCGCTCCGTATCAGACCAGATCGACCCGCATTCAGAGCAATGGTAGGCTCCAGTGCTGGGATTATCGTCAGTCCATGTGACGTTCGACCACGCCAGAACTTGCTTGTGGCCGCAATCATGGCACGGGACCATGAACTTGCGCTGGTCGCTTTCGGTATATGCGGACTCGATCCGGCTCCCGCCCTTATTAGTTGGCGTAGATACTAAAATGATCTTCCTGTTCCAGAAGGTGGCTGCTCTTCGTTTGGCAAGAGATATAGGGTCACCTTCCTCCCCAGCAGAAGGAGGATATCGATCAACTTCATCGCAAAGAACAATGCGGATCGGACGAGAAGCAAGGGAACTAGGAGAATTAGCGCCAACAAGAGATAGAGCGCCACCAGGAAAGACCTTGTGTAGAGTAGTATTGTTTGCATCTTTTGCCTTACTGTCTTTAACCTTGTCCCGAAGGCAAGGGGTTGAGCGTAAAAGACCAGCCGTCACACGGTCCTTACTAAAACTTTGCGCCATATCTACAGTTGGCTGCATCATCAGGATCGGCGCAGGATCGTGGGCCATGTGATAGCCAATTGTGTTTAGCAGCATCTCAGACTTGCCAAGCTGCGCACCGCACATCACCACAACCTCTTTTACCAAGGGGTCGGAACAGGCGTCCATGATCCCGCGCTGGTATTCAGCCCTCGCCGTAACCCATCGACCTGGCTCCGAACTGCTCTGCGAATCCAGCCGCCGTTCATGGTCGGCCCACTGCGCCACACTCATTTGCGGAGGTGGCGTCATTTGCTTCATGGCCTTCGCCATTAACTCTAGCGCAGCTTCTCGCGTGGCTTGTTCGATCATACGACTATTGTCCGGCCCTTTTTGGGGCGACCAACCCTGCGCTTGGGCTGATCGACCACTGCTGTTTCGGCTGGGGCCTCTTCGTTCGCCGATCCGGTGCGGACAGGGTCAATGCTTGGCTGGTAGTTGGACAATTCGGTCAGAGCCTCGCGGATCGCGTTCTCTAAGTAGTCCTTGGCTACAACAACATCTGTCTCTGTGGCTAAAATTGGCGCGACTTTAGTAGGCAGGGCCAGAAACTTGGCTTTACAGGCGTGAAGGACGCTCTCCCAGGCCGCGACCACATCATTGGTCATGCACAAAGTGCCGCGTATCTTGGCTAACTCCAGTTCAGCAATTTCTGCCTCAGCATTAATCTTGCGCGTCCTAGCTTCGTCATATGATGAGCCAATTAAGATGCCGCCAGTGGTGGGTTTGCGCTGTTGTACTGTCACAATGGTTCCTAAAATTCCATAAAATATAATTTTATTTCTTGCATTGTACAGCAAGCCAAAAACCTGTCCAGCCCTAAGTGCGCAACAATATTTCAAGAATGGGTACGGAAATTGCTTTCTCTGCAAATTGTTTGGGCTCCTAATCACC